TGGTGTTAAGTCGATATGCTCGATTGGTTTTGAATTCTCAGGATTGAATTGTATAGGCTTTGGCTCTTCTGCTAGCTCAACAACCACTTCTTCAGTAACCTTAGAAAGCTCTACAATCTTAGCCTCTAACTCTGCAATCTTTTCTTCCAATGCGGAGAAATGTTGCTCTTCAACTTGTGAACGAACGATCTTTTTTACCTTCGCTTGCTCAGGTGTTTTTTCAGCTTCAACAGGAATCTCTTCCTCTTTAGGCTCTTCAGTGTTCTCTTCAGTAGGCTCAACGATTGAGTCGATAACTCCCTCTTCTTTTACTACTAAGATTTTACCATCTTCTAAGACGTATTCATCTACAGGAAGTGGCACAGGTTCAGCATCAGGAACTACGATAAATACGCTTTTCCCTGGCTCGAATGCATCTGCTTGGATGGTTGTGATACCATCAGGCAATACTTGGTCTTCTAACTTCGTTTCTAGAACTTCAGGCTCTACACCTGTCAATTCAACAAGGAAGTTTTTAACCTTTTTTAAAAGTGTTTCTTTTTCCATACCTTATTAACTAATTATTAATTACTTTGTTTTAAATTACCCTCTCGCTTCAGAGATAACTCGCTCAGTTACAACGTGGTTAATCGTTGATGTAGATTGTTCTGACTCGCGTCCAATTCCTTGTGCTGGCAATGATCCGTCGCAACATTCAGTAGAGTATTTTCCATCTTTACATAGACACCCTCTTTTCCCTCCTTTTGGTGATGACTTTGAAACTTTTACTTTCTTTTCCATGATTATTTATTTATTTATACTGGTATTTTTACTACATTAAAATTAAAATCTGTTACTCTTATATCCGTTGAACTTGTATTTCTTACAAATAGTTCTACATAATCATTCGCAACCATTTCCACAACTGCTTGTGTACTTCCCCCATGCTCAACGTTTGATGTTGTAGTTCTAACTATCCCCTCACTTTCAGCTATTGCAGTTCCATTTTTAGCCACTCCAATACTAATTAATTGATTCGTGCCACCGCTTCGAACTGTTACATTTAATGTTACTAAGAATGAGTTTGTAAAAGCACCATTATATGTAAGTCTATTTGTTGTGTGCGTGAATTTTGAATTAGTCCCTGAAGTAGTTGTACCTGTAGCTTTAACCCAAACATTTACGTTTGACACTCCGATAGATGTATCGGTTGTATTGTTAAGCATATACATAAAGCCTTTTGTAGAAGTGTTTGTAATACCCACACAATTCACAAACAATGCCTTGTTATCCGTATATGTCACACCACTCGTATACGTTCCACCACCGCTGAAGTTTACTGTATCTAATATGTATCTCTCACTAGAAATCGTAGCACTCGCATCAACACTTATCCCTGTTTCGCCACTCAATACTACAAATGAAGAATATATAATTCTAAATCTTCTACTTACAGTTAGTGTACTTGGAAGGATTAACGCAGTAGAAGTTGTAGCGCAATCAAATAAGCAATTACTCATTCCGATAGTTCCAATTGTTCCGTCAAAAGTTAGGTTACCACTATTCAAAAATGCACTATCACTCATCACAAAGTTGGTGTAGTCTTTAATAGTTCCAACCGTAGCACAATCCGTAAAGTTCACACCGAACCAATCTAGTGCAGTAGTAGTTCCGTCACCATCTAGATTTAAAGCAGTACCATGAGTGATTGTTATATTTCTAATAGGCAAAGAATATACCGACGTAATTAATGCAGTAGATGAACTTAGCCCCGTAGATTTAAGGATACAATTCTCAGATGATCCACCGATAATAACACTATTTACACCAGCTACAATCCTATCTCCTGTTAAGTCAATTGTCTTTGTGATAAAGTATGTATAGTTATTAGCCAATGTAATTACACCACTAACCGCTGTAGGTAAATCTAATTTAGAAAAAACAAATACAAATTCATTGCCAGCTAAACCTGTAGACGTTGGAAATAATTCAACAATCGTACTACCATAACGTGTATAATTTAATCCGTTTGTTGTATCTAGGTAAAGCTCTCCCTCGTAAATATCACTAGCTAGCCACGTCCCATCGGTATGGTCTGAGCTACTTGGAATAGTAGGAGCGCCAGCGCCTTTCTTTATTATTATTCTTCTTGTTTCGTTAGCCATTATTTATAGTGTTTGAATTTTTAGAAACTCCATTTAATCCACCTATCAATTGTGGAACGTCCTCGTCTTGATTATTTACACCTCCACTTAAGATCGTGTTATTAGTTGTGTAAGTACTTGGTAATCCATCCATGAAGTTGGTGAGCGATATCTTCTTAGGCACATCACTCGTAGCGTCGTCCAAATATAGACTATCCGTACTGTCTAATGTAGTTACATCTTTGTATCGTACGAAATATGGAATTTCACTCATAGTTTGCCAAGTAACTCTTTAATCTCATTCATGATGTCGTCTTGCATTTCTAACTGCTCTAAGCCATCATATTTACCCTCAATGCTAAACCCGTTGAACTTACCATCTTTAATCCCCTGGTAAACTTCTTCATTGTAAACTTTCATCTTAACAACCCAAGCACCAACTGGAGCATTAAGTTTATATAGGTTTGATTTGTCATTCTTAACATCCTCTACAATCCATGACTCAATTAATGCTACACCGTCTACATTTTCTGCATGATCTACCGTAACATTATTTCCGTACAATTTTTTCATGTAAAGCTCTTGAGTTTTAGCAATTGTTTCAGCACTAAATGACACCGTAAATTCTTTATCTTTTATACGTCTTAGAATCTTCTTTTCAGGAACTAATGCAAGCCCAATTACTTCACGTTTACCCTCGTCAATTACTTTCATTTCAACCTCCATCTCAGAAAGCAAAATAAAATCTTCCTCAATAGCAGGTCTATCTACAAAACTAATTGCGAAGACACCTTGCTCTTGTTCGTCCTTAATTGTAAGTTCTATATTTTGTAACTTTTCCATATTGTTATAACTTATAAAGTGGCATTTTGTATTTTTTTCTTGTCTAACATTTGTTGCGTCGTAACATCCGAACCTACAACATACGCTTTAATCGGCGCTTGATTTAATTGAGCCAATTGTGTTTGGTTTTGACTTCCTATAATGTTGAATCTAGGAGTTACTACTTGTGTATTATCATTACCTCCATTACTAGAACCTCCTGCACTTGGTGTAGTAGTACTACCTGTAGATCCTCCTTTAAATTCTTGTTTACGAATATTGTTAACCATAGCTAAACCACCAGCAACCGTTAACCCTGCAGCAATACCTTTAACTAATGGCCCACCTGGTGTATCTTTGTAGGCACTTAATGCAGCTTTATAAGTATCCATTAAACCCCCAGCAATATTCGCCGCTTTCTGAATGTCGAACGCTCTCTTTTGTTCTTTCTCTGACTTTCCAGCAAATGCCGTTGCTAAATCTCCAATTACCGAAAATGAATTTCTAGCAATACTAAACTTTGCATCTGATAAAGCTTGAGCGTTGGCTAAGTCTTCTAACCTTTTCTTTTCATCTTCCGCAGCTTGTTTGTCTGATATTTCTTTTCTTGTTAAATATGCCTGTTGATCAATTGCTAACTGTTTGTTTTTGTCAGCTTGATAATTAACTAGTGCATCATCTCGCATTTTTTTACCTCTGCTAAGAAATAATTCCTCACCAGCTAGCGCTTCTTTATCATAAGCTTCCTTTTCTTTTCTTTTCTTTTCAGCTTCAGCACGTGCTTTTTCTTGAGCATCTTTTAAATCATCTGCACGTTTTTGTTTAGTGTCGTAAAAGAATTGAGTTTGCTCTATTCCTAGTTGATTATGCTCAGAACGTTTGTTGTCTATTATGTCTCCCTTTTGTTTCTCTAGTGCTTTAATTTCTTTTTGAATACTCTTAGATAGTTCCCACTCTTCTTCTTTTAATGCCCATTTATAAGCTCCCGTCTTTTGTTTTATAGCGTCATTTATAGTTTTAATAGATTTCTGATACAACTTATCTCTTTCACCTATCTGCACTTTTTCAATGTCTAGAATCTCTTTTTCACTCGCACCTCTTGCCTTAGCTCTTTTCAACTCAACGTCTTGTCTTTCTTTAAGTTGTTTAGTTTGCTTATCAATTAATCCGTTTTGCTTGTCTAGTGTATCGTTGAATTTCTTGTTAGCATCGTTTATTTCTTCCGTTGAATCAATCCAATCCATGATTTTTGGAAGTAATACACCAATAGCAATAACCAAAGCACCTATACCCGTTGTTATTATCGCACTTTTTAGACTTGAGAATGCTGAGACAAGACTAGTTTTTATAACAGTTCCTAGATTTAAAAATGCGTCTTTAGCAGCCATCACTCCGCTAATACCATCAGCAAGTGCCATTGCAGATTGTACTTTGAGTAATTGCTCTTGAACAGCTTTACCCTCAACTCCTACTAATCCCAAAGCGCCCTCAAACGCTTGAAATCCATTAAGCACACCACCAATAGAAGTAGACAAAGCGTTGAATTTAGCATCAGGATTAAAGGCATCAGTTAAAGCCTTAGCGTCACCAATAGCATCCTTAAGTTCAGCAGCCTTTTTTGCAGCAGTAACGGCTTCTTTAGACGTTATACCGAACTTATCAGAAAGTGCCTGAACTTCTTGTTGTGCCTCCCTTAATTGTGCCTTAAGAGATGCAGAGTTTGTCTTTACTTCTAATTCAATTACTTTCTTTTCTGCCATGTTGTTTTGCTTTCAATAATAACTCTCTTTTGCCCTGTTTGTAGTTTACACGAAAGGAATTTGACAATAGATATTTTCCCTTTGCAATGTCTATATTCTCGCTCACTCCATAGAAGTTATCTATCTTTAGTAAGGCTATTATTTGCTCTATCATGATTGGTATATGTTTAATGTGTCTACAATTGAATTGCCTAAGTTATCGACGTTTGTTATGTCTATTGGAATAACTTGATCTGATCCACTTTCTGTTATTAAATTAAATCCATCTTCAGTTATAATGTAATCACCCGCCTCACTTAACATAGGCTCAAATGGAGTTGGATTAATTGGTATTGTTATGTCTACCCATGTATCAGTAGTTATTGTTGTAGTTGAAAAAGTCACACCACTATAAGTACTTGATAAAGTTGTACTACTACTCCATGGTGGAGATGAAAACTGACTAGTAATAACACCGCCACCACTACTCATTAATAATGGAGCTGTCGCGTTTATGATATTTCTAAAATCTAATACTAAAGATAAGTTAACTTCACCCGTAGTTATATCTGACTTAATCTCGTTAATGATATATCTTTTATCTCTAATCGTTAAGCGATCGTTTAAGTTTAACTTAGTAATCAACGACAAAGGAAAGTATGCTTTTACGTTAACTAACCTATTCTTTTTATTGAATAAATTACTTAAGTATCTACTGTAATAAGTATCATACAACCCATTACTCAATAAAGTATTATCTAGCACGCTTTTTTCTTCACCAAATGACAATGAGTATCTAGTAGACTGAAACGTAACCTCGTTTATAAATGGTGCGTATGTTGTTTTATTATTCCTAGTTGAACCATTGTAAAAGTAAAAATCGCATGATTTAACATCTTCTAAATATAGTAACGTAGGTTTCGGTATGTAAGATTTATAATCAGGATTAGGTGTTAAGCAGTAAGATGTACATAAATTAACACCATCTAAATTTAAAGGTAGTAACTCCTCAAATGGAACAGATACGGTAAAGTCTCCGTTATCATATTCAGGGAATACATCACTAGTATCTCCATAGTCACGTGTTCCGTTGTTATCTCCTGTATATTCTCTATTAACAAATGACTCGCTTTTTTCATGCTTAAAAGAAATATTTTTGTATAAAGGCACGCGTGAAATATCTATAGTATCCGTATCAACAAATTTTGTTATATCGTAAATATATCCCTTACTATAAAAGTTCTCCAATGTCTCAACTAAGAATGTATTTGTTCCGCTTGAATAACAAGTAAGATTGAACATTTTTAATATACCACTAAAGAAGTCCGCAACCGTAATGTCAGGAATATGATTGTGTAAACTAAGACTTGCAACGGTTGTTATGTTTGCTACCTTAATGTCTTTAACTAAAAACTTATCTTGTAAAGAATCAGCAACGTCAGCTATAATACGAATATTTTTTAAGTTAGCAGGCACATCTGTTTTTATTTTGTACGATAACCTTTGACTAGGAGCAGCAGCAGATTTTGAGTATAAGTTCGTCCATAATCCTGTTGTGCTTGATGTACTTGAAAAGCTTACCGTCTTTACGTATGTTAAATATGAATAGCATTCAACATAAATAGTACAAGGAACATCTGATTCACAATAAATATCAACCGTATTATTTCGGTTACTTGGATATGTAGATAGCACAATTTGATTTGTAGATCCTATAACACCACTCCCCTCGTATGTCATAGGTTTAGTAGCTCCGTTTATTGTGACGTAAGAAAAAACAGTCTGAACGGTATTCGTATAGTTGACAAACGTTTCTTTATTCTTTAACCATAAAAATAAACGATCCCAACATTTATTGGAAGAACTTAAAAAACCACCCGTTAATGTGATGCCATACTTTAAGCTAATCGCGTCAAATATTCTAGCAACTTTCAAAGCGGGAAATAATTCGTTGAATCCAATAGCCCCAGCACTTGTTTTAATATCCGTACTTAATCCATCGTTGTAAGTCCATACACGTTTAGAAGTAATCAAGGGGAATCTAACATTCTTTGTATAGTCAGTTGATGTAATCAAACTTTCAACACTTGAACCCGTATAAGTAACGTCATAAGCTGATAAATCTAAATCTACTAACTTATCATTTCCGAAGTTATCCTTAAGACTTAATAAACTACCGTAGAATGTTAATGTATAACTCTCAACTTGTCCATTCTTTAAGTTTGATTTTTCTAACTGAATCTTACCACTTCTAAATGGTGTTAAGTCAATTTCAATATATGATTTTCTCCTAACATTTGGATTACCTACAGAATCAACATCTGATTGATAAAAATGTTCAAATATTGCATTATTATTTGGACTTGCAGGAATAGTGAATGACTGTGTGAAATCAGTATATACCTTAGAAATATCTTGTATGTTTTGTACACTTAAATTAATATCAATTTTCTCATCGTTAAACAATTCTAGTTTTGAATATGCACCACTTCCGCTAACACTTTCGACATAAATATCAACTACTCTCTTCATTATATTACATTATTTATAGTATTGTAAGCAAATTCAAACTCTATATTATAGTTAATCATGTGATTATTTATACTTTTCATGACTTCTAATGACTTTGTTTTGCAAATAGCAGGCTTATTATCAACCAATATCTTTTCACTCATTAGAAGCTGTTTAAGATTATCCTTAAAATCTTCATTAACATAACCACTATTAACGCTAATTGATTCTTTTGCGTTAGTATTAAATGACCTTTCCTGACCTTGAAACGTACTATAATTAGATACTGAGCTTTGCATTACATTGTAGTCACTAGATTGAATGTCCAATGTATTCTTAGATGCTTTAAAAAAGAATTCCCTTTGCCAAGCTCCGTACTTGTTTATAAAGTCAATCACTACAGGTGTGTATTTAGGTTCGCAAACAGGAGTAAATGTCCACGTTGCCAATACGGTACCTGTAGATGTAAGTATTTCTAATTTATTTGAAGTAACATCACCATCAGCAATAGGGTCGAAAAACGTTTTGATTCTTGGCAATGTATAGAATCCGTCAGCATCTATTGTTGTTGAGCTATAAAACGCACCTACTGTATACTTAACAACGTAAGTGTTTAATAGATAAGCCCAAACTTCGCCTGCATAAGTAGATCCGTTGTAATAGTATTCCTTTTGATCTAGTAAATAATTCCCTAAGTCAAAATTACTTCCGTTTTCATAGTAAGTGTAGCCGTCATAACAAGTGTAAGTCGTAGTGCTTAATAAAGTATATGTACCTCCTACATATTTATACCTTTTAATCTTTGCTTTACGGTAAAAGTTAGAGTACAATGTTGTTAAATCTGATGGAGATTGTGGAGCTGATAAAGTTATAAACTCTCGAATATAAGCAGACACATCGTAAACATTGCTACTACCTAATTTTGATAGTGTATATTGTGGAGTACTAGGTCCACCACCGATACCATCCCAAATGAATAACTCTACCTTACTACCTTCCTGTCCTGTTTCGCCTACTGATATTATGTAAGGACTTCTAGCGAATATGTTTGCCATCTATTTCGGTTGTTTAATTGTTTGATTAAATAACTTCGAACAGTCCAATCCGTATTTAACAACTAAGCTCTCGGGTAATTTATCAAATGCTTTTTCAAATGGTTTAGTAAAGAATAATGATGGCTTTATACCTCTTGCCCAAATGTTTTTAGCTGTGATAAATCCTATTGCTTTGAAACTTCCTTTAACATACTGTCCCTGCTTATTCCTTAACCTTAAATTCTTTCTTTGTGCCCACTTTGCAATTAAGTCAGATGGTGGTCTCTTAGTCTTGAAGCTGTACGGACTATTAGGTGCTTGTTGTCCTTTTATCTTTGCGTTTGGGGAAACCTGTGATGGATTCGCACCCTTTACCCCTTTGTCGACAAACGCTCCATAATCCCCTAAATCAAATGATAGATAGAAAGAGTTAGGCATTGCTTTTGCTTCACCTTTAATCGTATTATACAATCCTTTTTTGTCGTTCTTCTTTAGCTTAGATAGGTTTGATTTAGATTGTTGAATTACATAATTCTTAAACTTATCTAGTTCTTCCTGAGTATTGTCTAACATATAGTCATATCGTTAACAGTTGTCACATCGAATGTCATTGACCAACCTGCTACATCATCCGTAAACCTTTCAACAAACGGTTCTAAGTCCGCAGCATCATTTTCAACAGAGAAAAGTAAATCGCTCATACTCCCACGTCTTGCACTCTCTATGAATCTTTGACAAATCAAGAACGTATTATGCAATACATCATCTAAGTTATCATTACCATAATATAAATTAACAGGATCAGCATTTGAATAATCGACCAAGTCCATCGCAAGAATAGATATATTATATACAACGCTAGGACCATCAATCTTTGCGCCGTTAATCATAACGTGAACCAATGGATACATATCCTTTTTCGCGTTCGTAATCTTATCCAAACTTCCCTTTGTAACTTGGTTTACTAACGCGTCCGTTATTAGGAAGTTGTACAATGTGTCTGTTAAATTATAGTAGCCTTTCATGTTGTCGTTTTAATTGTCTATATTCTATGTCGCTCTTTTGCTTTTCAAATGTTAGCATTGTTAAGCACTCAAAAAGTCCCGCGCTTGTAACTCGTTCAAACTTTGTAATGTCTCCCTTAGCGAGTTGATATATTGATTGATACCATCCCCATTGTTTTCCAAATTGAGCTGTTTCGCTAAAATCGTTTTGCTCTTCTTCGTCATCTGTTTCTCTAAATAAGACAGGGTAGCCGTCAACAGTTCTTTTCCTAAACTCCAAAAAAAAACCGATGCAGGAAGTACAACATCTAAAGGTGCGTATTTCATCAGGTCGGCATAGTTTGATGTTCCGTTATATTTCTCTATGGTATATTTATTCCCTTTCTGACTTGTTATAGGTCGATACATAACAGCCATTGCTTTGTGGAATGATTGTACGTCTATAATGTTAGACTCTAAATCTATATACTCACCAAATGATATGTCTTCTAGCTCATTAATGAATCCGAACTTCACACCTTGTATTTCGAATGTTCTTTTAAGCTCCAACTTATCTTTGAATAGCTTATTGAAATGAGTTGTAAGGTCTATTACGTCGTTAAGTTTAATGTTAACAACTTGCTTTAATTCTATACCGCAGAATATCTCAATCATTTTCTGAGATATAAACATATCTGAATTATCCTTATTCGATGCAACTACCATAAACTTTTGGTAGTGCATCAAAGGTATCTCATTTAACGATGTTGGTATTACTAATTCTAACTTCATAGTTCCTCTCCTGTTAATGCAAAGTACAAGTTTTGCAATTGATGAACGTATGCACAAGGTAATGAAAACATAGGTACATTATTATAAAAACACTTTAATTCATTTTGATACTCACTATGTAGAAATTCTACCATTGATTTTTTAAAGTGGTACGGATGTTTATTTGTTGGGTTATTTAGATTAAACTTCAATAGCCATTCTTCCGTGAGTGGGATAGGATTCATAAGCGACGAATTATAATAAAGTTCTTGTAAATCAACCCTAAGAACTGTATCTTCTATATTAACATAGTTGCCTATTCTTAATTCTTTTTCCTCCATCATTTAATGTTCTTTCTAATTGCTTTCCAATACTCTAAACTTCCCTGAAACTTCATAATCTCGTTGTCGATAGCTTCGTACATTTCTAACTTCCATCCCTCTCCATGTTCAGCTTTAAACTTCTCAATTAAGTCTAATGTTACATCCTTAATAATTTGTTTCTTGTTCGGTACTTGAAACGTTACTTCTTTAACTTCACTCATCTTATTTTGTATTTAGTAAATTGAATACTTTCCTTTGTTTGGATTAGCTAATTGGTAACTAATCGCATATCTCATTGCATCTAAGCAGTGATTCCATTTATCGATTGGCGTCTCACTCTTCTTTTCTAGCCAACAATAGTTGTTTAATTCTTTTATCAAATTTACGGAATTTTCTTCAATAATCAAGTCATAATCTTGAATTAAACTTATACCATATTTAACTGAATCTGCACCTTTAATTGTCGCTACTATATTTAAACCTCTCGCCTTAAGTTCTGCAATCAATCTAGGCTCTGAATTATCACCTACTATTAAATCACGTCCTGCAAATTGTTGGTTTAGTTGTGCAAGTTCCGATGTTGTTAATCCTTGCTTATGTATGTGTTCTTTTATGTATATTCGTTTGTTAGTTCTATCAATTGACGTTTCAATCAATGTAGATGGATCGTTACTGAAACCGTAATCCTGACCGAATACACTGCCATTATCTTTATTGAACTCTCCTATTCTCCAATTGGTAAAGATAACTCCCTCAGCTTTGTCTAGCCATCCACCTAAGATAGTGTGCTTATACTTGTCGGGTCTTCTCTCCTTTATCGTTTCTATTTGATTTAAGAACGATTCAGATAAGTTCTCTACATTATCTAAGTAGGTAGTGTGAATGTATGTTGTATCTCCTTTGATTGTATTACTTCCTGCTTCAACACCTTTAGCTTCAAAGAACTTCTTGTAAATAAAATGAGTCTTAGTAGCGGGATTTAAAATAAGTATTACTCTATTCTGTTTTTCCTTTGAACGTATAGAGAAATCTATCTTGTCAAATACATCCTCATCTGTAAGCTCCTCTGCTTCATCCAATACAAAACAAGTTACACCAGCTAATGATTTAAGGTTTGCAGTTTGTTGACCTGAGCTTGTTTTAATACCTTTAAATAGTATCTTGCTCCCTGTTGTTAAGTTTATAATCTCATCCTTTGTTATATGGAAATCTTGAAACCTATCTAGTATCTCTATCTTCTCTATGAACTCAGGTATAATTGATATATGAGCAGAAGTAAGAGTATAACGAGTGAATAATATCGTATGTCCAGATTCATATGTAAGTGCTAATAAAAAACTATTTATACTATACGATTTTCCTGATCCCCTTCCTCCCGTAATCACAAAGTATCTACTTTCAGAGAATAAATCATTGTACTTTTCTGACAACCCCAAACGCGGTTCTGATATCGAACTCATTTAATGAAATATTATTATCGATTGTTTCTTTAGGTTTACCAAATATATGCTCTGAAATAAATATCTTACCTCTATCGAATGTCATTAACTCCTTAGCTAATTCTATTCTAGCATCATCATCGGTATCGACTGACTTTAATTGTTTGATTGCAGCTAGGAAGATAGCATTTGATTTCTGTTCATCTGCTACTGATTTTCTTCCTGCTCCTGGTCTTGCACCTCCTGTACCTGCCATTGATTTTAGTATTGTTTATTCAATTCAAGCAAACTACAAAAAAGAATCTGCCTGAATATATTACTTGTATTATATCGTTATTAGTATGCGTCATAAATTTTCTTTAAATCTTGGTATTGGTCTCTTAAACAAGAAGCACATGAAGTATATTCTAATCGTCCCGTTTGAAACACCCTGTTATGTGTTCTTTGCATCAACATAGAATCTACTAATGATGTCTCTGCTTTCTTCAATCCACCTTCACTAAGCCAAAGATATTCATCTTCATTAAGGCAAAGTGGTTTCTTTCTGTAGGACCAAAGCTCGTTTAGTTTTGCTTTACGTTCATCACATCCACAATCTTCACCTAATATAAACTTTGCTACCTTATCTATTCCTGTTGCTTGAAGTACATTCTCTATTGTATCTCCTAGTCCTGTTGCTTTTCTTTTAGCCATTCGTAATCTTCGTTTAAGTAATCTTCATAGTCTTCATTAAGTAAACTAATTAAGTGCTTTTTTGTTCTATTCGTTGTGTAGAATATACAAGAAAGTGATATCCCAGTCTCTTTTGATAGCTGTCTCATTGATTTCTCACTAGTAACGTATAGTTCGAATAGCATTTTGTCAAACCAATCGACATTGTTAAGTTCGTCTCTAACGCGTTTATTTAACTCCTCGTATGCAATTATACTTTCAGTCTCGCAAACGGATTCAGAAACGGTCTTATCTAGTTCAAACGTGATTGGTTCTTTCTTTAGGAAGTTAAAATAAATGTTTCGCAAAGTAATCCATACGAATGATGATGTTATCTTTTGGTCTGGCTTGATGTATTTATCTAAGCGAAGGTACATTTCTTGTACGATATCTTCTGCCTCCGTTTTAGCACCAAAGGACCGAGCGATATTCACCCAGTCCTTATGTTTTTGTGCTATTATTTCTATTTGCTTAATCATGCTTTGTAATCTTCCACGATTGAATCGTATTGAAATA